AGACCCGCGCGGGGAGGATGGTGCGGGGGAAGGTCGGCATCACCGGCCCCGGCCGCGCAGCGCGCGCGCGGCGCTGTCGGAGTCCTGCGCCATGCGGGCCATCTCCGCCAGCAGGGCCCCGCGGTTGCTCTTGAAGAAGCGGGCGGCGTCCTGCGCGTCGATCGCCGCGACCTGGGGCGCATAGCTGAAGTGCTGGTGCACCACCACGGGCTGGCCGCCGGTCCGGAGCATCCCGCCCTGGATCCCGGACCCGAGGCCGGCCACCGTGCCGGCGTCGAGCCCGCCGGCGGCGCTGGCCCCTGCGCCGAACGCGCCGCGGAGCACCGGGGTCAGGCCGGCCGCCACCTGCGCCGCGAGGATCTCGGCCAGCGCCCGCTGGACAATACCCACCACGCTGCGGGCGAAGTCCTCGAGGCTCCGCAGCTGGCCGGTGAAGAGGTCGTTGAAGGTGGTGGCCAGCGCGGTCTCGATGTTCCGCGCCGCCTGCAGCCACACCTCCTGCGTGAAGGCCGCCATCCGGGTCTGCTGGCCCACCCAGCTCTGGTCGATCTTCTTGAGCGTCGACTCGATCGCCGGCTGCAGGGTGCGGAGGCTCCCCTCCAGGGTGTCGAAGGCGTCGGGCGTCGGCCCGCGCTCGCCCGCGGCCGCCTTCCGCTGGCGGAGCAGCTCAAGCTCGAAGTTGCCCTGGGCGCGGAGGCTCCCCTCGAGGGCCCGGAGGGCGTCCGCCTGGGCACGGAAGGTGTCGACGCCGGGGAGCTTCGGCCGGGCGGCCGTCTCCCGCTCGCGCTGCCGGCGGTCGAAGTCGGCGAGGGCGGCGTCGACCGCGGCGAGGGCCTCGAGGACCTGGGCCCGCTCCTGCTGCACCGCCTGCTGCCAGCCGCCCGGGAGCGCCAGGCCCTTGAAGAGGGTCTTCCACCCCTGCATGTCGTTGCTGAGCGGCTGGATCTTGAGCTCGCGGAGCCGCTGCTCGAGCGTGGCGCGGTCGAGCTCCATCTGGGTCCGGCTGGCCCGCTTCGCCGCCTCGGCCACGCCATCATAGCGGTTCGCGATCTCGGTCAGCTGCTTCGCCTGGGCGTCCCCCGCCGTGCTCACCGCCCGGATCGCGACGCCCACCGCGGCGAGGCCCGCGGTGAGCGCGAGCGTGGCGCTGCCGCCCACGCCGAGCAGGAGCGCGCCCTCGGTCAGCCGGCCGAGGGTGCCATCGAGATGGATGACCTTGAGGCCGAGGTCCGTGATGGCGTTCTCCGCCTTCCGGAACCCCTCCCTGGCCGCCCCGCCGAAACCGCCAACGCGGCGCTCGGCGCGGGCCATCCCCGCTTCGAGCGCCGCGGTGTTCGCGGACAGGTTTACGACCAGCTCGCCGACCGTCGCCATCGCGCCTCACGATCTCGTCTTCATCGCCTGGAGGTCCGCCTCCGCCTTCATCGCCAGCTCCGCCCGCTTCCGGTCCGCCTCGACGATCCGGTCATAGGCCATCCACTCCGCCAGCTGCGCGCCGCTCAGTGACCGCAGCAGCCCGTCCACGTCCGCGATCCCGAGCCGCTCGGCGAGGCCGTAGGCGTAGAGCCTTACCGAGCGGCGTCGGAGTTTCCCTCGAGCTCGAGCACCTCGCGCTCGGTGAGCCCGCTGAGCCGCTGGGCCACGGCGTAGACCCGGTCCAGCGCGGCCCCGCTCTTGTTGCCCAGGGCCTCGACGTCCTCGGCCGCGAACACCCGCTGGCCGGCCTCGTCGACGATCGCCAGCGCGACCAGCCGGGCCCGGAGGTTCGTGAGGTTCCGCTTCCCCTTGCCGTCGCCGACCACCGACGTCTCGAAGGCGTCGCGGTCGGCCGCGGTGATCGCCCGGACCCGGACCGTGCCGCCCCACTCGGGGACCGGGACGTCCTCGGTGACCAGGTCGGGGGCGGCGAGGATCTGCTGCTTCGACAGGAGCGTCATGGGGCGGGGCCTCAGGAGGTGGAGCGCGTGAGGGTGCCGGCCGCCACCAGCTGCACGGTGCAGCGCGCGGCGTCGCCCACGCTGTTGCCGAGCGGCCGGTAGCTCTGCACCAGCGCGCTGCCGGTGTAGCCGGGGTTGGTGCTCGAGCGGCTGCCGCTGGTCGGCCGGAACTCGACCGCGACCACGGTGCCGACGATCGGGAAGAGCGTGGCGTCGGGCCCGCCGGCGGCATAGTCCTGGTTCATCTCGACCGTGGCCTGCCAGTCCTTCAGGCCGCCGAGCCGGCTGTGGGTGTTGTCGCCGAACGCGGTGTCGTCCTGCTGCTCGGCGCTGTAGTCGAACTGGACCGACCGGCCGAAGCTCGACAGGTTCACGGAGTTGATCGAGACGTAGGCGTCGGTGAGGACGAGGGAAGCCATGGGATGCTCCTAGCGGATGGCGGCGATGACGATCGCGGTGAAGGACGTGCCGGAGAAGGTCCAGCTGGCCCGCCACCAGGTGTCGGTGATGGCCCCGGCGACGGCCCGGAAGTCGCTCGAGGGGGCGACGAGCGTGACCTGGTCGGTCGGGCTGGGGAAGTTGCTGGCGCTGTCGCTCTGGACGATGAGCGTCGGCACCCCGCCGCTCTGGGCCAGCACGTGCACCGCCACGTACAGCTTTTGGCCGGCCGCCACCGCGCCAAGGTTGAAGGCGGTGCCGTTGCCCGTGGTCGTCTTCTGGGTCGAGAGCAGGATCAGGCCGCGGGCGAGGCTCGGCCGCAGCCCGGTGGTGGGGACGCGCTTGGCCTCCGCCTCGAGCGAGAACGCGAGCATCGCGTCGACCTCGCTCCCGAAGCCGTAGCGCAGGGCCTGCGCCGGGAAGGTGTAGGCCTCGAGCCCCTCGGTCGCGCCGCGGGGCCCGATCGAGACCACGTCGAAGCTGTTCGGCGAGGTGGTGATCTTGGACGGCAGCACATCGTCCGACCCGTTCGTGCCGTTCGCATTGAAGAAGCCGGACGCGCTCATCCGCACCCCGCGGATCCCGCCCTTCCGGGTCCTGGTGCCGGCGCCGAAGGTGGTCGCGTCGCGGGCCTCGACCCCTTCCTCGAGCGCCACCGCGTTCATGTCGCCCGACAGGTCGAAGCCGTTCACCCAGATCTTCGCGTCGGTCAGGACCAGGCTGCTCATGCGACGGCCTCGCGATAGATGACGGTGATGTCGAGCAGGCTGCCGTGCCGCTCCGGCTCCGGCTCGTAGTCGTCCAGGTCGGTCTCGATGAAGGTGTCGAGGATCTCGACGCCGTTCACCGTGCCGCGCCACCGCTCCAGCGCCAGGCGCAGCTGGGTCTGCACGGCCTTCACCCCGCTGTAGCTGGCGTCCCACGCCGAGACCTGGATCCGGGCCCGGGCCATGCCGGGATCCGCGCCGAAGGCCACCTCGCGGGTGCCGGCGATCCGCTGGTACACCACGTAGGGTACCGGCTCGTTCTCCGGGGCGCGGAGCGGGCTGATCCGCGTGCCGACCAGGTCGGTGAGCGCGGATACGCTGCCGAGCCGCGCGACGAGGGCCTCCTCGACGAGGCTCATGCGGCCACCGCCGGCGGCGGCCGCCGGGCCGCGAACCGCTCCTCGATCAGCCGCGCGAGCGTCTCGCGGATCGCCATCACCGCGTCCTGGGCCTTCGCCTCGAGGGCAGGGCGCAGGAAGGGGCGGGCCGGGACCCGGCTGGTGCCGAGCTCGGCCAGCGCGGCCTCGAACGTCGCCCGCTCCCGCACCCGCTTCGTGATCCGCCGGACGCCGAGCTTCGCGCGCAGCGCCTTCCCGCGCTCGGTCCGGCTCCCCGGGATCCAGCCCTGCTCGATGAAGCGGCCGTAGTAGGCGTCGAGGCCTACCCCGATCTTGAGCCGCACCCCGCCACCGAAGGCCCGGCTCGAGCGGACGCGGATGTGGGCGCGGAGCCAGCCCGGCATCCGGATCCGGCCGGCCTTCATGCGCTTCGGCTTCGCGTCACTCCGCACCGGGGCGCGCCGGCGGGCCTCGTCGCGGATCACGTTCGCGCCCACGCGCGCGGCGCGGCGCAGGAGGTTGGTCGCCTCCCGGCGGCCGAAGCTGTCGAGCGTGGCCTGCAGCTCCTTGAGCCCCGTGACCTCGAGCTTCATGCGACGAGCTCCCGGCAGGCGAGGGTCATTTCCACGCTGCGCTCCTCCTGGTTCATCACGGCCACGATGTCGAAGCGCCGGGTCCCGTACCGCACCCGCATCTTCGGCGTCACCCCGGCCACCCAGCGGGTCTCCACCAGGTGGGTGAGCTCGGGGTAGAGCGCCTTCGCCGCGGTGAACTCCCGCCCCGACTGCGGCAGGATCGCGGCCCATCGCGTGGCGAAGGTCGCCCACGTCGGGTCGGCCTCACCGAACGTGTCGCGGGCCTCGGTGGCCCGCTCGATCACGATCCGCGCGCGGTAGCGGCCGGCCTCCGGCATCAGTACTCCAGGACCCGGTAGGGCCCGAGCAGCGCCTCGGCCGATAGCGGCACCTTGGTGACGATCGTGCCGGTGACCACCGGCTCCCGGAGATTGTACCAGTGGCCGACGAGCAGCTTGAGGGCGTGGCGGATCGGCTCGGGGACGTCCACGCCCTCGTCGCCGTAGCCCGCCACGTAGGTCACCTGCACCGCATTCGGCACCGACCGGAGCATCGGCCAGCTCACCAGGTAGCCCGCGTGCAGCCGGCCGGGGGTGCTGTCCGTGTCCACCGTGTAGTTGGCGCTGCTCCACGTGGTGAGGGTGCCGTCCTGCGCGACGTACTGGACGGAGGTCACCGACTGCAGCGGCGCGCGCGGCAGGCGAACGAACTCCTGATCTGCCGGCCAGGCGTCCAGCGTCAGCTTCCAGGTCTGGGTCAGCAGGGCGCGGCGGCAGTACTCCTCCACCCACCGCTCAGCCGCCATGATGAGGCTCGTGACGTAGCCCGTCTGCGTGGTGTCGAGCTCACGCAGGTGCTCCAGCGCCTCCCCGGGTTCGAGGACGCGCTGGTCGGGCGGCGACACGAGGGTCAGGCTCATGGGCAATCCTCAGGAAGGGGGCCCGGTGCCCTGGGCCCCGCCCCCGTCAGGGACTAGTCGTCCGCCAGGGTGGTGGCCGGCTGGTAGTCCATCTCGAGCACGACCAGCGCGGTCAGCGCGGCGGCCGAGGCGTTGTTCGCCGGGGTGATGGTGATCCGGCTGTACCGCTTGCTGCCCACGTAGCCGAGCTTCCGCACCTCGTTGTCGTCGTCGAAGCGGAACGCCGCGGCGACCTCGGTGCCGAGCAGGTCGGCGTCCGCCACCGCGGTGGCCCCGGACATGCCGGAGTCGTCGCTCTCCTCGAGCAGCACGGTGAAGGTGACGTCGGCGTCGGCGATCGAGCCGAGGCCGAGCAGGTACGTGACGCTCTTGGCGCCGAGGTGGTCGATGATCTGGCCGACCTGGGCGGTGTTGTCGGTGGGGCCGGCGCTGGGCACGAGCACCCGGCGCACGTCGACCTTGTTGAAGAGATCCCGCAGCATGGGCGTAAGCCCTCCGTGAGTTGGCGTCTGGCCCGGCCGTCAGGAAGCGGCGGCCGGGCCTGGCGCGGGTCGTGGATCAGGCGAAGCGGATCAGCTTGATCGCCTCGAAGTTCGTCACGTCACCGCCGACGCGGCGGGTCGTGTAGAACTGGACGTAGGGCTTCGCGGTGAACGGGTCGCGGAGCAGGGTGATGCCGCGGCGGTCCGCGATGGTGTAGCCCTCGCGGAAGTTGGCCAGCGCGATCGACAGCGAGCTGGCGCCGATCGCCGCCATGTCCTCGAACCCGACCACGGGGATCCCGAGGATGGTCTCCCGGAAGCCGTCGCGGAAATCGGGGTGCAGGACGTAGGTGCCGTCGCTGTCCTTGATCTTCCGGGCCGCCGCCTTCGTGGTGCGGTTCATGGCCCAGATCGCGCCGGGGAGGTACACCTCCTTCATGGTGCCGAGGCAGGTGAGGAACACGTCCCCGCCGTTCGGCGCCGCGGCGAAGGCGCCCGAGCTGCCGGTGCCCGAGTACTCCACCCGCTGCCAGTTCGCCATCGTGGGCGCCGAGGCGCTGGAGTAGGTGGTGAAGCCACGCGGCTTGAAGCTGCCGTCACCGGTGACGAAGGCCGTGGCCTCGCGCCGCGCGAGGCGGCCGGCCACCTTCCGGACCAGCCACGCCTCGAGGTCCCAGTCCGAGTCCTCGAGCGCGCTCTGGCTCGCCCGGGGGTTGGCGTACTGCTCGTGCACCGGGATCTCCCAGCGGCCCACTTCCGGCGTGCCGGTCTCGGACCGCGAGGCGGTCTCGCCCACCCAGCCGCTGCCGCTGTCGTCCTCGTCCAGGTCGGTGAAGCCGATCAGGCGGTCCTTGCTGGTGCCCTGGACGAAGGCGTACTGCCGCATCGGCGAGGTCTCGTACATGAGCTCGGCCACGCGGCCGGTCATGTCCGGGGTCACCGTGTAGCCACCGGCCGGGTCGCTGCCGATGGTGATGGCGGCGCGGATCTCCGGCTGGTTGAGCGCCTGGTCACCGACGCGGCAGTAGGTGAGCAGCGCGCTCTTGTAGGCGCGGAACTGCTCCACCTGCTCGGCGCCGATCTCTTTCGGCTCCGGCTGGCCGCGGCGCTTCGCCATCGCGCGGAAGAAGTCGCGGGCGTGCTCCCGGCTCTGGTCCTTCGCGTCCTGGGGGGACACGATCTGCCGGGCCTGGAGGGTCTCGACCTCCCGGAGGGCCTTCTGCTGGGTCTCGAGCCGCTCCTCGAGCGCCACGATCTGGGCGTTGGCCTTGTCGACCGCCGCCCGGGTCTCCGCCGACTCGCTGCCCTTGTTCTTGAGCTCGTCGTACCGGCGGTCGTTCAGCTCCTTGAAGGCCGAGAAGGCCTTCCCGATCTCGTCGATCGTCTTCTGCAGTTCCGCGCTCATGGCGCCCTCACTGGGTGAGATGGGTGACGTGGCGGAGCAGCTCGTCCGCCAGGGCCTTGGTCGCCTGCTCGTCAGCATCCCGCAGCGAGTCGGGCTTCTTGAGGGCCGCGACAGCGGCCTTCGCCTCGGTGCGGCTGCACCCTGCATCACGCAGGAGCCGCTCGAGGTCGCGCTCGGAAGGCTTCGGCGGCTCGGCCTCACGCAGGGCCACCGGCGCATTCCGGAACACACTGAGGTCGAAGCGGGCCTTCGCGGGCACCGCCTCGACGATCGTATCCACGAACCCGGCGTCCGCCGCCTCCTGCGCGGTGAACCAGGTCTCGTCGGTCATCCACTGCTGCACCTGCGCGCGCTCGGCATCCGCGCGCTTCAGGTAGGTGTCGAGGATCACCCCCGCCACCTTGTCCAGGACGTCGGCCGTCTTCCGGTGGTCCTCGGCCGTGCCCATCGTGATCCCCCACGGGTCGTGGATCATGAAGAAGGCGTTGTCGGCCATCCGGACCTCGTCGCCGGCCAGCGCAATCACGCTGGCGATCGAGGCCGCCATCCCGTCGATGTGCGTCACGATCCGCGCGCCGTGGCTGCGCAGCATGTTGTAGATCGCGACGCCGTCCATCACGTCGCCCCCGGGGCTGTTGATCCGGAGGTTGATGGTCGACGCCGTGATGCCCCGCAGCGCCAGGGCGACGTCCTTCGCGTTCACGCCCCAGAAGCCGATCTCGTCGTACAGCAGCAGATCGGCCTCCCCCTCGCCGGCGGCCGCCCGGACCTGCAGCGCCTGCGGGTTGCGGCGGAATGGGCTGCGGGACTGGGGCATGGTCAGCGGCCTCCGTTGACGAGCTCGAGGTGGGCCTTCGCCTTGGCGTCCGGGGCGGGCGGCGGATCGGCCGCCTTCCCGCCATCGGGCTTGCCGGTGATGAAGGCCGGCGTGAGGAACTGGTCCAGCTCGGCCGGCCCGGCGTTCAGGTTCTCCCGGGCGCGCACCTCGTTGCGGGTCATCCAGCCGTTGGCCACCGCGAGCTGGTAGGCCTGGAACCGGGTCATGGTGTCGCCGCGGAGCAGGCTGTCGAGCAGGAACTCGGCGTAGAGTGTCTTCCGCTCCGCCTCCGGGATCAGCGACATCTTGATCCGCTGCTCCCACCGCGCGAACCACGGAGCCATCGTGTAGATGATGAACTCGAGTGACTGCTGCTCGATGTTCGAGTGGGTCGACCGCTCGAGGTCCCCGAGCAGGTGGGGCGGCAGGCGGTTGAAGGTGGCAACCTCGTTCTTCCCGTAGCGCCGGGACTCCAGCATCTGTGCCTCGTCGGCGCTCTGGCTCACCTTCTCGACCTTGACCCCCTCCTCCACCAGGAGCGCCTTGTGCGCGTTGGCCGCGCCGGCATACTGCTCCTCGAAGCTGTCCTTGAGCCGGTTGTACGCCTCGTCGGACATGGTGCCCGGGTGGGTCATCACCAGGCGCAGGGCGGCCCCGTTGTTGAAGAGCCGCGCCGCAAACTGGCGCAGCTGCATCGACAGGCCGATCGACTCGCGCTGGTACCAGTAAGGGGTGAGCCCCGCGACGGCATCCCAGCTCAGGCCGGGCACGTGGAACATCCGCTCCTGCGGCACCGGCAGCGTGGTGCCGTCCGGCATCGCCACCTCGTAGACCAGCTTCTTCGAGGGCTCAAGCTGCTTGATCGTGACCCGCTTCGGGTTCACCGGGAGCAGCTCGCGCACCTCATTGCGGACCACCGTCTTGATGGCGAATCCGCCGCCGCAGAGCACCTGGTGCGCGACCATGGTCTCCCGGAACTCGTAACTCGTCTGCCACGGGTTGGGCTGGTCGTGGAGCAGGGAGTACAGCCAATGGTCCTCAGCGCGCTCCCGGCCGTTGCCCGTCTTCCGGTAGAGCACCAGCGGCACCTGGGCCACGGTCTCGGCGATGACCCGGACGGCGGCGAACACCTCCGGGACCTGCATCGCGGTGTCGGGGCTGACCAGGGCGCCGGAGGTGGTCTCGAACCCCGCCCGGAGAGCCTTCGCCAGCTCGTGGCTGGAGTCGATCGCGGCCTTGGGCTGCCGGACGATGCGGGCGAAGAGGCTCACGCGGTCCGCTCCAGCCGCCACCAGGCGGCGAGCAGGATGGCCCCGAGAACGATCCAACTGGCAGGCACGCTCCAGCCGCGCACGCCGGTGAAGACGCACGCGACACCCGCCACCGCGAGCAGGTCGGTGGCGTGCTCCCGGAGGAGCGCAATCAGAGGGGGGAGGAAACGGAAGCGGCCCATCCCTCACTCAGGGTTGGGCCGCACGGGCGCTCAGCGAATTGTCCTCACCGAAATTAGTGGTCCGGCATGGCGAGTGCAATAGGAGTCCAGCTCCTATCCCAGCGCCCGCACCCCCCGCGACTCGTAGACGCTCCGCTTCGGCTCCGGCAGGACCGTCATGCGCGCGATCGCCATGATCGTGGTCACGGCCCCGTCGATCTTGTTCTCCACCCGATCCTTCCGCGGGAAGATGTTGTCGTTGGCGTCCGGCCGCACGGTCACGTTGCTCATCATCCAGGTGAGGCACGGGTTGCCATCGTGGTGGAGCCGCCCCGCCTTGACCTTCGCCTCCAGGGTCTTCATCGGCTCGCTCATGTGCTTGACCGTCTGCGGGATCCGGACCACGGTGAGCCGCTCCTTCTGCAGCTCCTGCGCCAGCTTGATGGCCCCCCACTCGTCGAACCCCAGCTCGAGCACCTGGAAGCGCCGGCAGTCCGCCAGCAGATCCTCCTTGATCCGGTCCTGGTCGATTTCGTCGCCCTCGGTGGCCACGAGGATGCCGTCCCGCGCCCACCCCTGGTAGTGGCGATTCCGCGGGTCCTGCACCGTCGCCTCGGGCACGTAGTAGCGGCCGAAGACGTAGAAGTGGTCCTCGCCCTCCACGGTCCGGCGGAAGAGCAGGGAGACGGACGCCAGGTCGATCTTGCTGGCCAGGTCCGCCGTGATGATGCAGGGCTCCCCGAGGAACTGGTCCAGGGTGAGACTCGTGTCGGCCTGCCGGTTCCACCACTCCATGTTCATCCAGGCGGAGCGGCTCGTCACCCAGACGTTCAGGTGCTTCGTCTTCACGATCCCCTGGTCGCGGCTCGAGCCGATCGCCGTCTGCTGCTGGCGCCGCAGGAAGTCGGCCGAGACCGACACCGCGAAGTTGGGGTTCGCCTTCCGCAGGGCGTCCTCGGTCGTCCAGTCGTCCCCGTCGTCGATCGTGTAGATGATCCCGAAGAGCTGCTCGTCAGGGTCGACCCCCTTGAGCATGCCGATCACCCGGTCATGCAGGGCGAAGCAGGGGCCTTCCAGGTTCTCGCCGGCGGTGGTGATCACCAGCATCATGGGCTGCAGGCGGGCGCCCATGCCGGTCACCATCGTGTCGAACTGGGTCGAGTCCGGGTGCTCGTGGTACTCGTCGGTGATGGCTATCGAGGGCGAGGCTCCGTCACCGGGCTTGCCGATCACCGGCTCGAAGCGGCTGCCGTTGCCGGGGATGATGATGCTGGCCGCGTTGACCTGGACGCCATACGCCTCGAGGAACTCCGGCGTCTTCTCCGCCATCTGCTTCGCCGGCCGGAAGACCTCCCACGCCTGCTTCTCGGAGGTGGCGCCCGAGTACACCTCGGCCCCGTACTCGCCATCGGCCGCGAAGCCGTAGAGCCCGATCACCGCGGCGAGCACCGACTTCCCGTTCTTCCGGGGGACCTCTATGTAGGCGACGCGGAACCGCCGGTGGTGCGGCTTCGCCTTCCCGACCCAGCCGAAGAGCACGCAGAGCACGAAGGCTTGCCAGTCCTCAAGCCGGATCCGCGTGGCGTCCGGCTTGCCGGGCTGGGGGATGGCCCAGTGCCCCTTCACGTGCGGGAAGAGCTCGGCGAACCGGCAGACCCGCTCCGCCTTCTCCGTGTCGAACTTGTAGGGGTACGCCTTCGTCCTGGCGCGCTTGAGGTCCTCGAGGTGCCGGCGGCAGGCCAGGCGGACCCAGGCGCATGCGAGGACCTTGCCCGCCGTGACCGCCTTGGCGTACGCCATCGCCCGTTCGACGAAGCTCGGACCGGCCTTCTTGCGTGGCGCCATCAGCCGAGCTTCTGGAAGGGGTTGGCGGGCTTGCCCTTCCGCGCGCCGGGCGCGCCGACCTTCGACCGCTCACTCGGGGTCAGGCCGAACTTGCCCCAGAGGCTCGCCAGCAGCCGCTCCTGGGCGACGCTGATTTCGTTGCGCCGCATGCGCGCCCAGAGGCGGCAGAGCTGCTCCGCCGCGGGCCGGTCCATCCGGGTCAGCACCCCGGCCGGCACGATCGCCACGAGCTCGGCCCAGCGCGCCTTCTGCTCGGCGTCGAAGTACTCGGGCGGATCGCCCAGGCCCTCCTCCGGCTCCGGCTCGTTGGCGCGCGCTTCGAGCCGCCCGGGGTTCCGTTTGTCCGCACCGTTCAGCAGCAGGAGCTTCGTTGGCTTCCGAGGGCGACCCCCCATTTATGGCTCACTTCCGGTCAAGTTCCATTTTGCAGGCACGCAAAGTTGGCTCGGCGCGCGGTCTTCCAACGGTAGGGGAGGGGAAATTTTCACCCCCCGTATCGTTTCGATACACCGGCAGCAACCTATTGCCATCACAGCACTTACGCACGCATCGTTATCGGACACTGTTCGTATCTACTGTTCTGACAACGAGTTACGGCCCCTGCGAACGGCCGTCCAGCACCGTGACGTCAGGCTCCTTGCCGTTTCCGCCGTGAGCGGCGAGCAGGACGTCGGCGAGGGACGCGCCCACCAGCCCGCCGATCGTTACGTCAGGCTTCACGAGCACGGTCAGCCGCGCGGTCCAGTGCTCGCGTGAGAGGATGCTGCCCCTCAGCTCGACCGCCTGGCAGCACAGCGGGACGCCATCGAGGAGGACGGTCGTGTCCTGGGTCAAGCCGGTCGGACTGGTGATCTGCAACCGGTGCGGCGTGGTCATCTCTTGCTCCTTCGGATGTTCACCTCGCCAGCCGTCTTAGTGTCGTGGCACGTCTTGCAGAGGGCCTGCCAGTTGGAGCGATCCCAGAAGAGCCGCATGTCGCCCCGATGCGGAATCACGTGGTCGACGACCGTGGAGGGCTCCGTGATCCCCTTGGCCAGGCAGTGGGTGCACAGGGGGTGGAGCCGGAGGAAGGCATCACGAGCTGCCTTCCACTTCGCATCATACCCGCGCGCCGCTGCGGTTCCCCGCTGCTCGTCCTTCGCCTGGTGCACGGCAGGACGGCAGCTGTCGCAGTGCCCACGGCGCACCAGCTTTCCGCAGCCACCCGCGCAGAGGGTAGGCGCGCGCGTGGGCATCAGGCGGCGCTCTCCCCGTTGGCCTTCCACACCTCGATCCGGACCATCGCTCCGCACGTCTTGCACTTCTTCAGTGTGTGCGGCCGGGGGTCGTCCACGGCCCCGACACAGACCCTGGCCCTGCATCCAGCGCCCACCTGGTGCAGCGGCGTGTCGCACGTGGGCCGGTCGCGCCCCTTGCCAGGGCAGCGCATGAGCTCGCCGGGACCATACTCGCGGCAGGCGCTCATGCCGCCGCCGGCGGCGTGGGTTCATCGGGCCGGGTGCGGCTCCGCCAGCTGGCATCGCCGAACGGCACGACACCGCCCTCCCCCTCCAGCCGGTTCCACAGCGCCCCCTTGAGGACGTCCTGCAGCCCCTCGTCGTCCTCGTTGGTGGTCATCAGCGTCGGCTTCCCCAGCTCGATGCGGGTATCCACGACGTCGTACAGGTGCTGGTGGATCTGCTGGCCGTAGAAGGCGTGCCGGCTGGCCTCGTCGATCACCAGCAGGTCGGGCTCGAGGAAGGTGCGGAGCACGGCGTCGTAGGTTGTGGCGCTGTCCTTGCGCCAGGTGTCGCGCAGCTCGCGCACCATGGCCGGGAGCTTCACCACCTTCGCGGTGCCGCCGATGTCCGTGACGACGGCCTTGGCGATCGACCAGGCCACGTGCCCCTTGCCGGTGCCGTAGCCGCCCTGGAAGACGGCGAAGGCATCGACATCGGGCCAGAGGCCGAGGTAGCGACGGGCCCAGTTGAGCGCACGCCCCTGCACATAGACGTCCTGCGGTGAGCCGTGGTGCTCGAACGTGTCGAGGCTCACGTCGGCGTACTTCGGTGGCACCTCGAGCGCGGCCAGCCGCCGCTTGAGGCCGCCGGCGGCGCGCTCCTCGAGGCGGATCACCGCAGCGTCAGCGGCCTCCGCCTCCGCCTGCTCCTTGCGGGCTCGGCACTTCGCGCAGCTGCTCGGCCACGGGATCAGCTGCCGGCCGTTGTGCAGGACCGACGCGCGGTAGACCTCGCCGCAGCGGCACGTCACTGCCTCGGTTCCCTCGACCTTGAGGCCGTCGCCCACGGGCTCGGCCGCGGGCCGGTCGAGCCCCAGCTGCTGCTTCCGCAGGGCCATGCGCTCGGCCAGGGCGTCGCTGATGCGGTCCTGGTCGTCGCTCACGCCAGCCTCCGGATCTTCGGGGCCTTCGGGGTCGTGGTCGGGCCTTCGCCGGCGGCCGCGAGCTCGGCGGCGCCCCGGGCCTTCGCGTGGGCCTCGGCGACAGCGCGCTCGAAGTAGCCGAAGCTGACGATCTGCTCCCGCCCGGGGCCGGGCTGGAACTTCTCGGCCACGCGGCGCACGGTGGCGCAGAGGAGCTCGAGGTCGATGCCGCGCTCGAGCCACTCGACGGTCTTCGCCTCGGCCTGCTGTGGCGTGAGCTCGTTGTAGCGGCCGCCCAGGCGAGAGTTGGCCTTGAGGCCCGCGTTGGCCGCCACGGCAACCCGGACCGACGGCCGCACCTCGCGCGCGCCAGCAGTAGGTACTGCTCCTGCTACTGTTCCTGTTCCTGCTACTGCTACTGTTACTGGCTTCGAAGGGGCTTCCGGAGGGGCACCAGAGGCCCCTTCCGGCGTTCCCTCCTGCACCCAGTTCTTGTGCAGCTGGTGCCAGCCGGCCCTGAGCCGGTCACTCTGCGCCAGCGCCACCTGGGCCAGAACGCCCTTGAGGCGCTTGTCGAGCGGGTGGATGGACGCGCCGACGGCACGGCGGACCATCCGGTGCACCAGCACCTCCGAGGTCTCCTCGTCATAGGTCACGAAGGGCGACAGCGGACCCAGCGTGAGCTCGCGCACCCGTGCGGTGTCGAGCCCCGTCTCGAGCGCAGCCGACTCGAGCGGGCAGTAGAAGAGCCCCGCCATGTTCTTGGACGGGCAGGTGAACCAGTAGAGCAGGAGGTACTTTGCCTCGCGCTCGAGCGGCCGAACCTTCCGGTCGCGCCAGAAGGTGGTGACCACCTTCCCGTATTCCTCCTCAGCCATCGGACGGTGCCCCCGACTCCCTCAGGATGTTCCAGCAGCAGCCGCAGAAGTAGCGCCATGCCATCCCCTGCCCCTTGTTGGGGAAGCGGTCCCACCAGTGCGAGGTCAGGTCGAGCGCCTGGTAGAGCGTTTCGACCGAGAGCCCCTTCTTGAGGAACATCAGCACGCTGCCGCGGTGCTGGCGATCGCGCTCGCGGTCCTCAACGTCGCCTCCGATGGACTCCCATCGCTTCATGACCAGGTCCACCACCTCACCGTCGAGGGCGCGCTGGCGCTCGGCGACCTCGATCTGGGAGCGCAGGGCACGGGTGCGCTCCGCCATCTCCTGCATCCCCTCGAGGATCTGCAGCTCGTCGAGATGTGGCGCCACGTCGCCTAGGCTCTTGCCGGCCTTCCCACGGTTGCAGGCTTCGCAGCTCGTCACCAGGTTGTCGATCGTATCGGGTCCGCCTTCGCAACGAGGGACCACATGGTCCACCTCAAGCAGCACCTCGGGCGGCCGCCGGCCGCAGTAGGCGCACGTGAAGCGATCGCGCTTGAAGACCTCGAATCGAACCCGCTTTGAGACAGCCATCAGGCGCCTCCAAAGACCGTCGTTGTGATCGTGTTGATCGCCGTGCCGTTGGTTGGCGCGCCCCAGTCCACCATCCATAGGGTGACTGTGCCACCGGATCCGGTGGACGCGGTGATCGCGGTGGGGCGCGGCGGCAGCGGTTGGGACGCCGGGATCAGCCCCACCCGCTGAGCCATCGCGAAGGCCAGCGGTGCGAAGTCCTCCACCGCCCTTGGCGGCACCAGCCCCGGCGAAGGTCTCACCGCAGCCCTCCGTCCCGTGCAGCGATGTAGAAGAGCCAGGCGTAGAAGACCGCGCCCAGGAGGGTGAGTCCGCCCATGACCAGGATGGCCATACGGTGCTCGCGGGGATCGAGTCCGGGGTCGCGCATCACACCCCCCTGCGCCGGATGGCGACGGCGAACCTCTGGCCGTAGGTCTCGCCGGTAAGTTCCCGCTGGAAGTTGTCGCCGTAGGTGCTCTGCCGCTCCAGCCACCGGGCAATCGCCTCCCGCTCCTCCTCCACCGCCCGTCGGACCATCGCCTCGGCGGGGCCGGGGTCG